TTCTTGAAGATTCTCATCATCAAGTCCTTCAGGAGTATTGCTTGGAGGATAAATAGGTCCATTTGAAGTATCATACCGATCTTCACTATTATTATTATTGTTAAAAGGTTCACCATCCACGTGAGTATTTACGTGTTTATTGTATGAATCCTTAGTAACCTTGTTTGTTGTTCTCGACTTGTTAGCCCCTGAAGAATGATCATCATGTGTTGAATGGTCATCCTTGTTGATAGTTTTGTCAGTCGAGTTATCTGTTGTATTCGTTACTTTATTACGAGATACCTTCTTCTTATTGAAAGAATTATAATAGTAATTGTTCGTAATGTTATAAGTGTTACCACCTGATGCCGCACTTGCAACTGCAGGATTGGAATTACCTAATAAGTCATCCATATCCGTTGACATATTCACCTTTGTATCGATAGAAGATGCCAAATCAGGAATTGGATTCATTGGAATGTCACCAGCTGGAACAGATTGGAATGAAACATTTGGTTGTTCATCTGAAAGCTTAACTCTTGTTTGCATGTACTCTGGAATTTTTCCTCCATCAGCTTCTTCAAATATCTCTTGACCGAGTTCTATTGAAGAAACTCCTTCGGTGAACATCGTAGCATCTAATGAATTGAGTTCATTATATAGTATACGATGGAACTGTTCACAAAGGTGCATGTCGGTTGGAGTTAAGTCACCCATCTGTTTCAATGTAATATATGCAGATTCCTTAACTTCTTCAGTTGTTTCAACATCATTATCCGGTTTAGTAACTGCTTTATCTTCCGCATAAACATTTGAATTACGAGAATTCTTATTTATACGAGCTCGATGGAACTTAACGAATCCATCTTCAGTTGCATACTTACCTTTCTTACTCTCTTTTGGCATAATATTATAAAGAGAATCAAAGTAAATACGTGAATCGAATATATTGAAACATGAAAGAAGTCCATTATTAGAGATTCTTGCATTAGGAGAGTTTACAAGATTAAGTGTCAAGAAGTCTCGAACGAAGTTAATCGTTCCTTCTTTATCAATCTTGAAAGTAGAAAAAAGATCATAGTTTACAAAACGTTTTGTACCTGGGTTCTTTTCAGTGATAGAACTGTATGACTTAATGTACTTTCCAAGATCATCCACATCAAGATTCTCTTCATCAGGGAATTTTGATTTATTATTATATACTTTCGCAAGTATGAAAGGCATGATGTTAGATGTCAACATCTCTGGACCGTCTGTTGCATCCTTAGAAGAGAAGTATTCACGTAAATCTTCAGAGTCATCACACTCTTCAAGAGCAGATACTATCTTATTTACCTTCTTCTTCATTTGATCTGATAAAACGAATTTATCATTTTTAGCATCATATTTTATATGCTGAGGCTTTGCATCTTTGAAATAATTCACGTCAGCAGCTTCTTGTACTGTTTGATCTGTAATAACTTGAATATCAGAACTCAATGGCTGGTACTGTGAGATGCGTCGGATTTCAGTTTCCGGATTCAACATAGAAGGGAACTCGATCTCCGGCGATTCGAATAATCCATTGACGTATTCTGATATAGAGAATATCGGCGTAGCAAAGTTCTCTAATAACTTTGCAATGATCATTGGAGCTTGTACTTTGGAGAACAACTCCAATTCCGAACGGAACTTTGATGGAGTTGTGAACACTTCGAATGAATATATACCATTTAAAAGAGCTTCAAATTCGTCAAAATGATCGGTCATTGATTTAAACTGTAAGAAGCTAATGATTGATTGCATCTTATCAGTGAATGAACGATCTTTTGAAACTAGATCATTTACCTCATCCCTATTCCCAATATCTATCCCCTTAGCAGCTTCGTTGACGCTTGCTATCACACCATCTAATGCCGAAGGATCGGATATCCAATCGGGTTCAACTGAATTCATTATTCCAAGGATTCGTGTTATAGAACTATCCATATTAGATGTATTATCTAACATTGGAAAGTTTTTAGCAGTATAATTTGATTGAACAAATTGATTTATTGCATTAACCGCAGTCTCAATATTATTAAAATATGACTTTTTAATTACTATTGATTCCGCCATGCTTAAATCACACCTTTCAGAATATTGAGAGCTTCTCTACGAATATCTGATCTCATTGGAACGATGATTCTGCTCTTATTTTCCTGATGAACATCAAGAGCAGGACTATCTCCGCATAAGATAATACCGTTGATTTCTTCTGGTGAGAATTCAAATGATTCACAAACGACACGCAACTGTTCATCCTGTTCTGTTGCATATCTTGCAAAGTCCTTAAGCTGAGCTGCATATTCGTATGCTGACTCTGTGATTGCCTTTTCGATCTCTGCATCTGCATTTGGATGAGACGGGAAGTCTACCATATCAGCTGTAATGAACTTAGATACTCTGATATTCGGTTGACTGTCTGGAGCATTCGGAATCATATTACCAAGAATACGAACTGAGAATGATGGAATTACATTGAGATCAATGATTTCCTCAGATACAGCCATACCATTTGCGGTAGCTGGGTGTGTTGTGATCTTTGCCATGAGTCTATCACCTTCAAGTCTGTCATCATTGATGAAGTGTGAAGTGAGTGATGGCTCTGGGATTGTCATTCTGATGTCTGAATATGTCTTGTCCTTATACCATGAATTTGGATGGTTCCATTCACCTCTCCACTTATTCTGATACTTAAGACGCTGAATTCTTTCATCAGTATCAATGACATTCTTTACATTGAATTTATCATATCTACGCTTCATACGGTTCTTGCAACCATATGTCTGTAAACATGCATCAAAAATACAATATGGCTTACCTGTTGATGTGTGCTTAATGGTTAAACCACGTGCTGCACTCTCTTGGACATATTCAGGAGCTTCCTGAATATAGCAAGCTGTTTCGTATTTGTTTGTTTGAGTTGACTTTAACGGCATCGCGTTTCCCTCCTTTGTTTAAGATTTATCATTACGTAACGCAGGAGTGAAAGAACTTACCGGATTTGTTTGATCTCTGAATGTACGTGTTGCGATATCTTCCCTAAATGGTTTACTATTTAATGCTGGAAGACCCTCTGTGTTAATCTCATTCTCTCTACGGAATATTTCAAGATTTTTGATGAATTTATTAAATCTATCATCATAAACCATTGCAATATTATTTGCCGCTTTTCTTATTAAACGATTAATATTTCTATCAATCTTTCCATCACGTTTAGTTTCCTTCTTATCGAACTTTAATCTCTTAAGAAGTTTTCTACCCGTAACTGGAACATTGATGTCATAAAGCTTCTTGAGTTCGTCCATTAAAGTATCTTTATCCTTTAATTCTTCAATCTTTTGATTCTTAAATCTAACGAATTCACTTTCATCAAGAACTTTATTAAATACCATTGCGGTTTGCCAGTCGCCATTCTTATTTATCTTACCACCCAAACCTTCGAGCTTAGTTTCGATTTCGTGCTTTGTTTTGTCATTATCAAGACCACCATCTTTGATATCATTCAAAACTGATGCAAGATGATCTATCAAAGCCAAACCGATTTCAACAAACAATGAAGCCGATGTAAAGTCCTTTGGAAACTTATATTCTGTTTTCTTATCTCGTCCAATTGCATAAATCATATTTTTAAGGATTTTTCTATTGCAAGATTGCATCATTCCTCGAACAATACCAGCTAACCAATCTGCAATATTATCGAAGAATGCAGAAACTGCATCACCAAAGTCACCTTCCTGATATAATGTAGGATGAGGAATTTCATTACCACAATATTCAATGATAGTTTGATATTCACACATGCATTCGAGTTGTGCAAATGATACTTGTAATGCCATGAAAGATTCCATGATTTGTTGTTCTGAAATTGGTTCTTCAACTTCAGATTCTTGGATCACATCTCTTTCAATATAATCTGTCATTGAAAGCATTTTTATACCTCCTTTATTTCTTATTTGCATCATTCATTCGTCGCAGCATATACGCTGCAACTAAACAAATATGAGCTTTTACAATTGATTCATCAACACCGTATTTCTTAGCTAAAGGAGCTATAACTGGTTTGCCTACAATAGCACGATCTATCGCAGTTGGTAAGTTAGTGATTCTATTAATGAATTTATTCGAAGTAATATCTTCAACAGAATTTCCTTCTTTAACTATAAATACATAAAAAATTAAATCCATTATCATTGCAATATCATCGTATGAAATCTTATTTACAGAATAATCATATAATGAATCAACTTTAACATTCTTCATGCTGGCGATAGATGGATACATTTTAGATTTATCATAATAAATTACGTCTTTATCTTTGATGAGACGCATGAGATTATTACGAATACCCGTAGTATTACTCGTGATTACATACTCTTCATCACCCTTAATATCTCCAACGAGATTACCTTTATCTTTATTTTCGTAATACTTATTTGCTAAACCATGCATATTCTGGTTGAAAGAATTACGAACTCGATTAAGGAAGTCGACGAGTATTTTAGGAGACATTTCCATTGACAGTTTTGATCTCCAGAAACCAAATGCAGTTTCAGTAGTATCACAAATCCAGTTGATCATGTTCTCAGACTTAACTAATCCCCATGAACCATCAAGGTTCATATAAGTATAAGCCATCACCCCTTCATTGAGGGTTGATGGAAAATACTTATTGAATGTATTAGAATAAACACAGAGGCCAAGTTGTTGTCTGGCAGAGTCACGAAGCTCTCGGTTACCGACCATGTCAGAATATGATAATACTATAGTATGTATGATATTGGTTGGGTTTGCCATTATTGTACCAAATGATGCTTTTGAGTTTACTGAATTAAGAATTTCTTTTACTGTTTTCTTCAAAGAAGCAACTTCAAATCCAAATAAATCCAAAATATCATCGACATAACGACGAGGGAATGATACTGATTTGGTCGGATATTCTTTCGCTAACATATCTGCATTAGCTGATAAGAATTCCGAACCATAATCAATGTATCTTTTTGCTTCCTTTGGTTTCTCAAGAACTGCAATAATTGGGTCGATGATTTCCTCACGGAGAGTAGTATTTTTATCACCAGAAGCAGCTTCAGTAATAAGATCTAAAGCTTCAGCTTCTGATATTTCATATTCCATGAAGAACATTATGTCACCCTCTTAATTACTTTCTATTCTTTTTCTTCTTTGATGAATATGTCTTTTCTTCAGTAGAAGGTTCTGTTGTTTCAACATCAGAAGCATCATCAAAATCTTCGATACCTTTGTCTTCTGATTCAAGTGATGCTTCTTCATTTTCATTAACTTCAACAGCTTCCTTTGGTTCTTCAACTGGAGCTGCTGCTACTGGTTCAAGTTCCTTTTCAGTTACAGGTTCAGCAACCTGTTCAACTGGTTCTGCTTTCTTCTTTTCTTTCTTAACAACTGGAGTTGTATCAACGATCGGAGCTGCTGTAGCTACCTTGAAGAGTTCAACGTAATTGTTTGATGTGATCTGTACGTTTGTACCATGTACATATACCTTTAAGAACTTGAGATATGCATACTTCTTAAGTTCTGAAAGAGAAGCTACTTCAACATCGTATGCAGGAAGTAATAAACCTGTTCGAGGCATTCTGCCCTTACCTAAAATATCAATCTTCATTTATAATTCCTCACTTTCTTATTCTTCGGAACCCATTGCTTTACGTACTTTATTTACCGAGTAATATGAATCGGAAACGATATCTGTTTTGATACCCATTGCTTTAAAATACATATCGGCTAACAAGAGAGTTGGTTTATCATAAGCATTTGTCTTAACATCTGCAAGCTTAACTGATCCATGTTCATTAATAGAATTAAGAACGGCATCATATTCATTGAGATTATCTCCACGAGCTCCACAGAATTCGGAGATGATAAGATCTCCACCAACACCAACGAGAAGTTCATTCTCGATACCGGTTGTTGTACCTGCTTTAGATTCACCCTTAGCTGCACCTGTAAGATCATCACGTTCTGTATCCGATGCAGCAAGACCTGTCTTCTTAGTTACAAGCTGCTGAGTTCTCTTAAAATTTAAATAGCCAACCAATACAGGACGCTTAGTCCTTATTGGACGGTTTGGATTAGATGAAGCAAACGGCATATATACATATTCAAATATGTCAATACCAAGTATCTTTGCCGCATCTTCAACTTTGTCGTAGTTTATTTTTCTTGAGTCATCACCGAATTCTTCGATGTCGACTCTGAAATTACTTTCATCATTTGCTTTGAATGCATTCATCCATTTTGCAAATGCTTTATCATCCATCGAAGCAAACATATCAGCATACTTCTTGGCGTTGATTCCCGAAGGATCCAACGCCAATAATGTTTGCTGAATTTTCATTTCGATGGCTTTGCGTTTATTTGTCACGCTAACCATCCTTTCATGTTATTATTCTTCCGGATCAGTCTGTTGTTCTTGAATGAGCTTGAGTTTTTCTTCACGAATAATTGCAATGTCACATTCCTGAATAAGTTTACGATATTCAGAATCAAGTGCAAACATTTCTTGGAAGAAGTCACCAACACCAGCTTCAGTCATTCTCAATTTAGTATATTCCTTTGCAGCTTCAAGAGCTTTCTTCTTATCTTTAGAAGGTATACCAAATCCGCCACCAGTTCGTTTCCATAAATTATTGAAAGCCTCTCTCATTGTGATTGATTTAGCCGGATCAATACCTGTATTTCTTAAAGATTGAGCACGTGTGATGATGTTATTAACTTCATTTTCCAAACCATATGCACTGAGGCCGTCAACATGTCTTTGTGCAAATGGTGTAGATTTATAATCATTCAAAGCTTTGCTAATATTATATTGAATGGACTCATTATTTTGAGCATTTTGTGGTGTGACATTTTCTGCAGCAGCATCAACATTAATAACTCCTGTTTGGTTCGGAATTGATGTTGGACTAGGATTATTTTGTACTTCTATATTATTAACTTTTTGGAGCATTCCTTCGATTAATTCCGGCTTCCAATTAGCAGCTAATAATTTTTGACGAATTTGATCATCATCAAGTCCTTCATTACGTAATCTAGCAACTGTTTCAATCATTCCATTATCAACAGGATTGTTACTGATCATGTTCATTGCTTGATTTTTTCCTGTTAAAGGTTCATAGGTTCCTTTCTCAGATCCATACAATGGTAATTCAGAACTATTGAGATCTGCATCAGTATATCCCAAAGATGTTTTAAGACTTGAAGCAAATGATCCAGCTGCTGCTGTCTGTCCTGAACTTTGTAATTTACTGATAACTTCTTTTGCAATTTGCTGTTTAGTAGCATCATCATAAGATGAAGATACTAATGCATTGGCATTATTGATCGCTGAAGTAGGAATCTGATTGATATTATTAACTATCTGATCGGTCATTTCTTCTGGTGATAACTGTGGTTTATTATCAACTGGAGCTGATGCTTCCTGTGGCTTTAAACTATTTATATCAGTTTTATCAATAGCATCAATGTATTGTTTAACTGCATCTGTTTGCGGTTTACATGCTGCTGCCATATCTCTAAATACCTTTTGAATTTGCTTTGCATTAACTGCAAAATCTTCACCATTTTCTTTTGATAAATTAGTTGCTATGTCCTTAATATGCTGAACATCGAATGGTGTGTTATTATTAATATCATCAGTAATAGTTTTACTTATATCATTAGCGAAATTCTCCGGAATATTAGAGAAAGTTATTAAGTTCTTAACATCTTCATCAGCAATAGCTACTTTTTCAGGTTCAGATGAAACTTCAGCTTGTCTATTAAGAGCAGCTTGTCTAAGAGCAGCTTCATCAGATTGAACTGACTGTGTTGATGATTTATCAGCATTATTAATTTCAGAATTAAATCTCTGCTGTGATTCAGGATTTGCTTCTGGATTCTTAAAGTTTTCAAAATCAGAAGCAGTTGGTTTAGATTTTTCTTTATTTTCATTTTCCGATTTTGATTTATCGGCATTATTTTCAGATGGCACCAATGCTTTAAAATCTGGAGCAGGTGGAAAATTTTCATCTTCACCTAAACCTCTAGCTATTTCTATAAGTAAAGTATACCAGTCAGATGATAATTTTTCAGCTTGTTCGGGAGTTAATTTATTTGCTTTAACATCATTTGAATTTGCTCGATGAACCCTCTCTAATTTCGTTTTAAGATCACCAGATTTATTATTAATGAATAAAGACATAATATTCTTAGCAGCTGCAATTTCTTTATAATTATTTTCGAGAAGATATGATATCATCTTTTCTGCACGATCATTCATATCATCAGACCAGCTCTTCTTAATACCAGTATTTTTTCCATTGATGATGATTTCACCATCATTGCCATATGTTACTTGTGTGGTATTGTTGTTATTCTGATCTGCTGATGTTGGAGGATTTTCTGGTTCAGTTTTCACTTGATCTTCTGGTTTCTTCTCAGGTTCAGATGTTCCTTTATTAGCTAATTCACGTGCAGAAGTTTTCAGTTCTTTGGCCATTTCTGGTGATATTTTTAAAGTGTTAAATCCTCTTACTTGGAAAGCCTCATCATCACTTTCATCAGGATATTGCTTCATGTAGTTAGCCAAATCATTAATAAGATCTTCCTTAAGTTCTGGATTCTCATTTATCATTACATCATCCGGATATTCAGAATTTTCAGTTTGAGTATCCTTAGAAGCACTTTCATCTACATCCTTTTTTGGTTCTTCAGGTGTTTTTGTTTCTTCTTCAGATTCAGATGGTTCTGAAACAGATTCATCAGGTTTTGGAATTGATGTTTTATCTACACCAATGGCATCGGCTATAATCATGCAATTTTTATATGCTTCATTTTTTGCCCATGTGGCACTTTTATCATTACCAGGGTTTGCAGCAATCTGTGCATTCATATACTGAACTAAATCGTTATTATACTTATCACAAATCTCATTTGCAATATTTTGTGCAATAGTTGGCGATTTACCCTTTGCTGTAAGAGCCTGTATTATTTTATTTTTAGGACCACTAATAGCATCTTTTGCTTTAGCTAAGAAATCTTTGATCTGATCTTCTGAATAATTATTCAGCTTGAGATAATTTATGGCATCTTTATCAGACTTTCCAGATTTAAGCATATTTATTATCTCATTAAGAGTCTGCGCATTGGCCTTATCATTAGATCCCTCTGGTATTTTTGTATGGAGATACAATGGATCCCCTGGTTTTGGTTGTTTTTGCGATGATGAACCATCGTCAGCCAATTCTGATCCCGATTTAGGTTCAGCTGGTTTTCCATTATTAAATCCACTCGCTTGAAAATTTAGATTTTTCGGTGTTGATGATGGTGGTATATTCTGCCCAGAGTTTTGTGCTACTGGAGTAGCTGTCTCATCAGACTGTGCTTGAGGATTTGCATTCTTCGGGGTATCACTATCTGTTCCGGCAGTCGATTTAGCTTCTTCGGTTTTATTCTTAGCTTCAGTTTCAATCTTAGCAGCACCAACGACAGAAGCATCTGTTGTTTCCATGAAAGATCTTGCTGAAGTTAATAAAGCATCGATGATATTTTGGTTTACCTTGGTATCATTCTTGAGTTTCTTCATAACATCGTCAGGAACTTCGACGGTATTTTCTCCATCCTTCTTATTAGCACCCTTTTGATTAACAGTTTTCTCAACGCCGTTAATCTTATCCTCAAGATCTTTTACCAGCTTAGCAAGTGAGATCATATTATCTAATCCAATTGCATTAATAAAGTTGGCTTTTGTAGTAGTTTCTTCTACATTTTCAACAACTTTTCCTAAATCGATAGCCTCTAATTTCATCCCATTAATAACTTTTGAGATCTCATCTGCATCTGATTTATTATCAATGATTGATTGGAGACTAGTAACGATGTCTTCTATTTGTTTAGAAGTAGCATTGAATGCTTCAGTATTTACCTTTTTAGCAATCTTGATTTGTGTTGAATCACTAAGACTTTCAATTCTTGCAGCAACTGCAGACTTATATTTTTCAGCAGACTTAGGATCACGTAAGTCTACGTTAGCAGCAACCGGTTTACCATCTGAAGACTTAACTGATGAATCACCGGCTGCTTTTGTATCGATAATTTTCTTAATGATGAAGAATGCAGATATTGCAACACCAAGAACACCCGCACCAATGAGAACACCAGCAAGAACACTCTCCTGATAGAAACTTTCATTAGTGTATTCTTCAGTAGCATGTTCCTTCATGATCTCATACTTGTTAATAGTATCATGTGTTGTATTATAAACATCGATAGCAGCAAGATCTGTAAGTCTATCAATGTTCTTAATAGAATGCATTGTCTTTTCAACTATGTGACTATTCATATTTTTTCTTCCTTTCTATTTAAGCTTTGATATATTGCTTACGAGCATAAATCTGATTAAGTTTATCATATGAAATACCGATGATAACTCGATTAGATTCAGCACCATAAGCAAGTTGTTCATCACCCGTAATCTGAACAACTAATGCATTTAATCCATTTGATAATTTATCAATACTACATTCAATATCAAGATTAATCATTAATCTTAATCGATTACATTGATCATATATTTTATTAATGATCGTTTGTGTAATATTTGGATCATCTGCATATTCATGAAGATACTGATCAATATCAATTCCTAATTCAGGTATACTTGGATACTGACCAGGTTTCATCAATAATAAAGTCAATATATTATTGACAGCTAACTCGAATGATGATAATACCTTTGGTTTATATGTAGAATCATAATCCAAAGCAACGTCATATCCAAGCTTTTGGAATATACTTGGATAACGTTTATTAACTTCAGCGAGTGTAAGACCTTGTTGATCTAACATACTTTCACCCCCTTCATTATTCAGGAGCATTATGATCAGATTCAATGTAGTCAGCCATGAATTGATCATAATTTTTATCAACAATTTTTATGTAATGGATCCCGCGTTTCTCTGCTTCACGAGCCATTTGTGCATCTTTAAGATGTTCAATTTCTCGCGAATGTTCCATTCTAGCAGAACGGTTATCACTCTCTTTAATTTCAACTTCCAATGATAATGATGGAATATAGAAATCAGGAATGTATAAATGGACGGATCCATCTTTCCATTTATATGTATATGTATTTGGTGATGGAGCAATGACATCATCAGGACTCCAGTTCAAAGATTTCAATTTATTCAAGAAATCTTCTTCATATGAACCTATAATACGGAAAGTGTGTTCATTATCCCACTTGTAATCTCGTGCTAAAGCGTGATTATAAATCATCTTTCGTTGCATTTCAGATTCATTCAGTAAATGTTCTTTGCCATAAACATTCTTCATATTGTTTTTCATACCTTTTACGTATGCTTCCTTGCACTTTGGATCATCACATAATCTTTCATATTTGAGTGTGTTTTGATTAAAGTGTACTGGATTTTTACGGCACATAACACATACTCTGCCCATATTTTTATGGACTAATAATGAATATGCAAATTCTAAAGGTATTTCACAATCTTCTGGAATTTGGTCATTGTGTTGATTCACGATGTGCTCACAATAGTCATGTTTATCATTAAACACTTTACTGCAAAAAGGACACTTCGTGTTACGCAT